GATGGTGCAACTAACATCAATCTACACAATAGGATTGATTGAAAGTCTAAAATATCATTTATGGTATGCTCTCCTCTATCTTTTTTTAAGAGTTCATCTAATTTAAATTCAGTATTTTTTAATACTAGATTTTCAAGCTCACTATATTCTATGTAGTTATCTTTCTGTTTCTCTGTCATTTCACCAGATTCTTTTTCTTTATTACGTTTATCTTTTAGTTTGCTAACATTACCGCTATAATACATCTCATTATTTTTTAATTGAGATAGTTGCTTAGATAACTGGGTTATTTGGCTTTCCAAATCATCTAGTAATTCAATAGTATGTTCTTTTTTTTAGCAATACTAGCATGCTTGGTTCGTATGTCGCTTATAGCTTCTTCAACTACCAGTATTAAGGCTTTTATTATTACTACCGCAACTACTGTATAATTTAATTGGCTGTCTGTAGTTTTAAGGCTATCAATATATGCCTGAATATGTTCCATATGACTATTCCAAATATCAAAATTAACACCATTATGTTGATTATGGTCTGCCCCAATATTTTTACAAAGTGTTTTATACTGACTCCAACGTGTTTTAATACTGCTTTGAGATAGTTTAGGGTTATATACCAGAAGGAGGCTTTTGAATGGCTTAGGAATTTCATTACTCATCTTATATAATCTATATACAGATTATATCTTTAAATATTTTTTATCAAATTTAAATTTAATCAAAAGTTAATTTAAATGTTCCATCTTCTTTAACTAGGTTATTCTTTATTTTAGGTTGCTTTACATGGTTATGACATTTCCTTAAGTGATATGATAAACTGCTATACGGCATTTTTTTATTACAAGACGGACAATTTACTGGTCGTTTTGCCTTTTCTAGTAGTCTATCTCTATTTAAAAAATAATAAACCTTCATGTAGGCTGTATTATATTCTTCTGCTGTTAATTGTGGATATTTTTTTTTAGGCATGTAATTATTATATATGTATAAAATATAAATGTCAGCATTTCACACCATACAATCTACCCTTCCGCATGATAAATTACAATATGTGAAAGCCCAGCGAAAACGTGTATTAACTCCAGCAATTGTAGCTCAAGAATCAATGAAATTCTTGACTATGAACCTCCAACATGAAGATATATCTAAACATCGTCATCATCATTTTAAAGTAGGTGGATATGGAACTAAGTCCAAAACTCATAAAGGAGATAAGAATTTTACTACTAAAAAAGGTGACAAAGATTTTCATAGAAGCAGACACGATATTAAAAAAAAAAGAAACCCATATAAAAAATAATTATTAATATAATTTTTACCATATTATTAATTTTACTTACCTGGGAATAACTCCTAAAAGAGGATTTGATTCACCAATATTATCAATTTTATTAGCATTTCTATCATTGTCTTTTCCAGTCATTATATTTGATAGTTTATCTACAGCACGTTGAATTTTGACGCCTTCTGGTAATGATTTATATAATGTTATATCAGATGGAGGTCTTAAACCTTTAATTATCCTATTATTTACATCTTTAATAGCACAGGTTAAACTATATACAGTTTTATCTTGGACTAAATTTAAATCTACTGGTAATCTAGTTTTAGGAGTAAATGAAACAATTCTATCAACCGTATCAATTTCTAGCTCATCAGCAGTAATAGTATAGATACTTTTACCTAAATCTCCTCTTGCCCCATTATGAGATTTTACTGGTTCTGACAATAATTCTACATTAAATACATCTGTAAATGGGTGTGTTCTAATTTTAATTTCACTGGAAACTCCTGTTCCATTAATTACTTCTGCTTTTGGATTATTTATTAATGTTGTCATTCCAAGTACTCTATCTACATTAGCTATATTATTACTTTCAAAATATTCATCACGAACTACGTTATCACCTGAATTTATATAATACTTAGGTACAGGATTATCATAAACAGTTAGTTCAGGAGGGCGAGGTGATGGGTCTATATCGCTAAGTTTTAATCTTCCAAACTTATACATCTGTCTTAATTGATACGTATTAGCACTAATAACTGGTTTTGTAGCAAATGAATGTTTGGGCCATAGTTCAATAGTTTTTCTTTGAGAAGTTCCAAGACGGAATTTAGTTTCTATTTTATCATTATCAGGGTTAATTGGTCTTCTACTTAACATTCCATCAGCCCAGCAATATGAAGATAAGTCTTTAGTTACTGTAGCATCTTGTGTTTTACATGGGTAATGTCCGCCTCTACCTACTGTTATACTCGCCATCAAAGGATAATCACTTTGTTTAATTTGCGTTGTCCCGTTGTCACCTTCCGTTCCAGCAGGCGGCGGTAAAGGATTTATATTTACTACTGTTTTATATATTTCTGTCATAGCACTTCCAGCAGGACTTTCAGGACCATCATTATTTTCGTCCCATTTAACTGGTTGAGCCGCACTACTGGCCGCACTAAATATAATTTCATTCATATCTTTAACCTGAACTTGTAAAACTAAATCCTGAGTAGGGTCAAAACTAGTTACTTTTGTATCAATAAATCTTCATATACAACTCTAGTTCTAACATTACTATAATCAGGATATAATGGTTTATTTTCTAATCTTTCCAAAACACATACTTGAATATACGGCACGTAAGCCTTGGTAGCCCCATCTACTTTAATGTTCCCTGCTGGGTCTGTGTTTCTACATTGTATGAAATAATCACATAAGTCAGTAGTTGATGGGCTTATTCCAAGAGCACCAGTCTCAGCAGCATCTACAGCAAATTCGGAGGCTGGGTCACCAACCTCAGTATTATCATAAGCTGAATTAACTTCTCTTATTCTTCTATTAACTCCTACTCTCATTGGATTATAACCTAACACTGTATCTAATGCTAAATTTACATCAACCCCATCAGTTCTAAGAAAACTAGGAGTTTTTATTGCTGGAGGTGACGCCGAATTATCAAAACTCCATGGAACTCTATAATAGTCTTCCAGTTCCGTGCTACTTACAAATAATCTAGAAGCATAGAATCCTTTTACTTCCATAGAGGGATTATTAATAGAATCTACTTCATTTTGATAACAAAATCTACTAATGTCTAAATCTTTATCACCTTTTTTATCTTCAAAAAACGTCCAATTTTCTTCTAATTGAGCGTCGGGCGGTGGTCCTGCTGTACCTCCTGGATTAGTAGCAGTTGATGTTCCTACACCCCAAAATATAGCACCTGGTTCAGTTCTTCCTTCAAATTGTGTTGTTGGAGAAAATACTCCATATATTCTTGTTACAGTTTGTCCTGTTGAATTTTGGGGGGCTAATGCTGGTGTAAAATCAAATCTAAAATCCCAGAAATTATCAGCAGATGCCCCACTTAAGGGTGTTACTGTTCCAGCTCTGCTATCTCCTACACTATTATATGTAAGAGTCCATTCTTTATCAACAGTAGCTCCTAATATTGCGGGCGTATTTCCAATTACTTGATGTTTTAAACCCGCCAACATATTACCATTAGTGCCTCCTAAATCAACGTTGTAACTTCCTTGAATACTTAGACCGCTTGTAGATGCCCCGCCTACACCTTGTAGAACTATGTAAAAAACGTTATGAATACTGGTATCCGCAGTAATTAAAAAATCTACAGGTCCAGTAGATCCAGTTGCTGGAACTTGATGAGCCGCAGTTGTTGAAAATGGAGTTAAACCAGCGAAACGAGTAGCTATATTTGTAGAAGTAGCATCAGTAATATTATCATATAATAAAAGTTCAACGTCCATTACTGAACCAGAAGCATTATTTAAATGAAGTTCTATTTCTGTCACATCATGCCCTTGATATTGTGTAGGAACATCAATTTTTTGAGAAGCGTTATGAACTCCAGTTCTTGAATTACGATTTAGTTCAGATATTATAGTTGTTGAAGGACCAGCTGCTACTGAAGAAGTTCCGAACGATTTCATTAATTCTGTTCTACTATAACCTTGTTGTGGTGAAGCACCTAGTGTAATTTTGCCTTCCGTATCAAGAACACCTTCCATAAATTGTGGATTTTCTACCTCTTGGCTTTCTGATTTAGGTATATAATCAAATATTCCTTCCCTATCAGATGTTACTGTATTTCTTTGAGCTGTAAATTGATTACTTAGGAAATCAGCTTCAAAATCGTTTCCTACATTATGTTCTAAAACCTCTTCCTCTGTATCTAGTCTGTAATCGCTACTATTCCAAAAAGCATCAGTATAAGAATATAAGGTATTAGGTGCTATAAGTGGAAGACTATCATTGGTACCATCTATTGAGCCACCATTAAAAACACCTACATAATCAGGAACATCTAAACCTGACCTTGGAAGTCTCATTGAATATTTTGCGCCACTATTCATAACCTCTAATTTATATAATGCTAGCTCAGTAGGGTCAGTTGGCGGTGGTCCGTAGGCTGCCTTAAAAGCCGCACTACCTACTTTTGCTATTGAACCTAAAGTTGTATCATTTACCTGATTATTTGCTAGCTGGTTCCAGGTAATTGTATATTTAGCATTAGCTGATGCTGTAGCTGGAACATAAACTACTTCGCAACCTTTATTTGCTAGAGGATTAGCTGTATTGTTGGGGTCTAATGCGAGTTGAGGAGCAAAACTCGGAATATTAATTGCTGAATTCAAACCAGTTTGAAGATTCTCCGCTATCCCTTCTTCATCATAATTACCAGGTGTTAATTTAACTTCTACTTGGCAAAAATTTGGAGCATCTCCCAGCATAAAATACATTGTATCATTTACACCCTCAATTATTTCTATTCTGTCAAATGCTAGACGTAGTGCAACTAATTCAATTGTTTCTCCTTCTTTAAGTAGAATACCATTTTTAAAGTCATTTTTTATAAATGACGGTGTTCTATCTGTAACTTCCTGTTGTCCATCAGTCGGTTGTATTGTGGATAAGTGGATAAAACTCATATATAATATACATACAAATAAAAAATATCTTATAATACTTTATAAATGAACTCTCCTAGGGATACTACTGAAAAGCCTTTAAGTTTGAAAGAATTTCATAATAAGGTAGAAAAAAGGTATAAACTAGCAGAAAAACCCAACCTTAAAGAAAAAGATATATTTATTATAAAAAAAAACTAAAAATACAAAAAAATAATATACATACGTATATATATGGAGGACTTTAATAATGCCCTTGCTAGCTTTGGAAATACCCAAAGTTCAGCTCAGTCATACATTTCTGCTAAAAGAGATAAATTTTTTAAAGACTATCAAGATAGATTAGGAGTTGCCGCACAAGCACAAGCCGAAGCATTAGGACTAGACCAAGAAAAACAAGAAAAATTAACTAAAATTATTGAAACTACTGGAGTAGCAGCACCCATTATTTACGGTGCGGGTAAAAGACTAGCAGGAGCAGCAGTAAAAAGGTTTGCTGGCGGAGCAGCTAACCAAGTTGCTTCTGTATCTGGTAATGCTGCTGATAGCGGAACCGCCGCTGCTGCTGGAGGTGCTGAAGAGGGCGGTAGTGCTGCGGCTGCTGCTTCTGGAGGAGCTGCTGACGCTGCCCCTGTAGCTGCTGGTAATCTTTCAAGCGCTCTTGCTTCTGGAGGAGCTGCTGAGGGAGGAGGTGCGGCTGGTGCTGCTGCTGGAGGTGCTGCCGATGCCGCTGGTGCTGCTGGTGCTGCTGCTGGAGGTGCTGCCGATGCCGCTGGTGCTGCTGGTGCTGCTGCTGGAGGTGCTGCGGAAGCAGGCGGAACTACTGCCGTTCTTGCTTCTGGAGGTGCTGCTGAAGGAGCTAGCGGTTTGGCTGCTATAGGCACTACTGGTGCTACAGCAGAGGCTGCCGCGCCATGGGCAACTGAAGTAATCGCACCAGCTATTGCTTTAGCAGCTGTTGGATATGGTATATGGGATTTATTCCATCCCAGTCATTCACATAGTGAAACTGCCCCGCCAGCCACATATATCACAGGACATGCTACAGGTATTTCTGATTCTATTACAAGGGGAGGTTTTGCTACCGCTGGTATAGATTCGGTTACTTCTTTACCAGCTCAAAATTCGGCTTTCTAAAACGTCTTATTATTTATTTTATATTTTTAAAGAAAATTATTATATATTCTAATATTATATATAGATGTTTTCAGCAGACCCAAATAAAATTTTTGTTCCGTCCAAAACAGTAAGTGTTAAACCAGAAAATCAAACTGAATTTTCCACTAAAAGAAATAATCAAATTAGATTTCATATTCCCTCTTATATAGGTTTTTGTGACCCCGAGCATATTAGATTTCAATGTAAAGCAAAAATGAGAACTACAGATGGAACTAATCCAAGGGGTAATATCCATCCTGATGGAGCTGCTGGTATTTGGTCCACAGTTCGTGATTTAAGAATCAGCGATGGTACAGGAAGAACCGAACTAGAGATGGTTAGCGATTTAAATGTATTATGTGCCCAGGAATGGGGATTTACCCAAAATGATAGCATCAATGGAAAACGTGAATTGTTTGAAGGTATGTCCGTTAATACTGATGGAGAAAACCAACTTTGGTTTGAAAAACCCGTGAATTGGACTACAGCAAAAAGAGAAACTAACCCAAACGCCACTCAATTAAAACTTACAGCAAGACTTCCTTGCTCTGGAATTATTGGGGATAAAGCAAAGAATATTTATCCATTAACTGCTACTTCTGGTTTAAGGGTTGTAATGAACCTTGAAGAGTTTAGTCGTTCAATGGTTGTAGGAAATACTCTAGGGTGTGGCGAAGCTCGTAATTACCCTGGTTCTGCTGGTCTTGCTCCCCCAGCAGGAAGCAGTTATAAAGTTGAAAATGGAGAAGTTCCTAAGACTTTTTATAATATTTTTACTACCAAAGCTGCTGTTGCTGATAAGGTTGATACTACTGCTGGCACTGGAAATGATGGTATTTTTACTATAGAAATTAGCAACACCATGACCGATAAACCAAATGAATTACCTGCCCTACAGAATAATAGTTATGTAGATAATTATAATGATAATAATTTGGCTATTGATGATATTTTATATATCTGTTTCAATAATGGAACTCACCCACAACCTCTTGGTAAAATAACAATTATGGAAAAAAGTGGAACAGGAGCTACACAAAGATTAAAAATTACTTATCAAGCTAATAGAGCTAATACCACTGACCTTAAAACCGCTGATGCTACTCTTCCTACTGCTGGTTATTTAGGTGCGGACGGTGCTACCGCTAACACTGCTAACGGAGTAGTTTTCATTATACCAGAAGATAGGGTTAATAATGTAGTATTAAGCAATACCCAAGACGCCAGGAACAATGGCGGCACGGAAACACTTCCAGAAATGGATATTGAAATTACTGATTGCGAGTTATCTATTCTTCAAGTAGAACCTCCTGCTGGCTATGTTGATAACATGCTTAAAAAGGTTAATTCTTCTGGTGTTGAAATGGACTATTGTACTTCCACCTTATATAGAGGAAATATTGTTAATGCCCAAGGTATGACATCAAATCTAATTCCTGCTAATCAATCAAGAGCCTATTCGCTTTTATCTGTTCCACTTACCCAGACATCTCAAACCTCCTTAATACAAAGTTCTCTACTAGCGAGATATGAGGACCAATTGTCATATCAGTGGGTTCTGAACGGAAACCTTACGCCAGACCGTAGTGTAGACCTAAGAAAATACGAACATAATAAAAATCCAGTTTTACACATAATGGAAAATGAGAAATCAATGGGTAATGCTAAAAATACTGTAAGAAATCTTTGGAATACTGGTGACCGCCTCTTACTTGGACGCGCTCTTTCTAGATACGGACAGGTACACGATTTACAAGGAACTACTACAATGTTAAGAATTACTTACCCTAATACACCTGGTGAAAATGTATTACTTAATAACAATGTAGTCCATCTTAACAGAATGGTTATTTCTGCCGATGGAGTAGTGGTAGTAAGATAATTATTATTCCCAGCTAAAATAATATAATTTGTTGTTTAAAATTGTATTATTATCAATTAAAAAATTATATATTATATATTATAGAAGAATGTCTGCTAATATCATAGCCACAGAAAAAGTTCAAATAGACCCTATTAATGCTCCGCCAGATAATGAGTATTCGTTTAAGAATGGATATCCTATTATCCAGTTTTTAATAGCTCAAAGTGACAAATATTTAGTTGGTAAATCGTTAAGAGTTTGCGGTGAAGTTGAATTATTAGATAATACAACAACACAAGTAAAAAATAATAATGGTGTAGCAGGTGGAAATACTGTCGCTTCCCGTAATGCTTGTTTTGATAGAGTAGTTGGTGTTGCTAGTACTATATCACAAGTTACACTATCCACTTTAGATAACCAAACTCTTGAAATGGTTAAACAATATCCCCGCCTGCTTTCATCGTTGGTAAGTGCGACCCATGGTGCTACCGACCTTACAAATGGAAGTTCTGCTACACAACTTGTAAATTCAAGAGGTATAGTACAAGCATGTTCCCTTAATACTACACGTTCATTTAGTATTCCTATTAGATGCGGACTATTATCAGGCACTGGATTAATACCTCTTGGAACAAATGGTAGTCGTGGACTACAAGTTCAGCTTGAATGTGCGCCTGATTCAAGTGTTATTGAACCCTTTCTTAAATCTACTCCTGCTAACCCAGATGCTGAAGCGGCAACTAGCGGAACTCCCACAGGAAGCTCTAGTATAGCAGATTATAGCTACAGACTTAAAAATCTCAGTCTAACTTACGACCTCCTAGTTCCTGATGAAGAAGGGGCAGCCATGATGAATAACGCATCTAATGGTGCGCTAACATACAATGCTTACTCTAATTTATATTCTGTAGTCAATGCTTCAGACCAGACTGTTACGCTTAACCTTGGTGCTTCAAAAGTCCAATCCGTTATACATAATATTATTCCAACTACTATGATTAATAATCCTCAAGAATTTAGTAACGCTCTTTATAAATTTAAAAATGGAGCTAATGCCGCTCCGCTCAATGAGGTTGCTTATTCAAAAGCTGGTATATTATTCCCCAGGGAAAATAGAATTGACGAGAAACAACCTAATGCTGGCGGCGGTCCATCTATTGTAGATTCTGAAACTTTAGCCACTTATCTAAATGCTGTTAGAAATATTAATGATATTGATAATACATTAGCCAGTGCTAAAACGGAAGCAGGAGTTGATACTAGAGTAAATTGTGTTGTTAAGACTCCTGACAGTCACCCCAATGATAGTCCTTATGGTAATTTCCAGGATAGGTGGGGCAACACTTTGACTAATGCTACTCACCCAGCTTTTGGTCTCGGTACAAGAATGGATACGTACCGCGGGGGGGTAGATTTTTCACGCCAACCCTACTCTGTAAGAGTTAGTTCTGAACTTGATGGTAATCACCCCAATAGTTTATTCACTTATGTATTAGCTGAAAGCCAATTAAATTATTCTCCAGAAGGAATTAAAGTATCGTCTTAATTTAATTTACATAGGTATTTATTTTTTAAAATAATTATTCCATACAAAAAATTTATTTGTATAGAATATATGTCACTTCCTGATATTCTTAAAGTAAAACCTATGCCCACTGTTGATACTATGACTATACACACTAGTATTCTAGAACCTGTAGTTTGTAACCAGAACGTCTGCCGATTCCAACTTGAAAGAAGAGGTATCTTAGATATTAATTCAGCCATACAAGTCGGAGCTGTTTTCCAAAAAGCCACAGGTGACGACCCTAGTATTAAACATTATCCTCCAATGAGAACGGGAGGACATGCTTTTATTAAATCTGCTACATTACGTATTGGAGGTACAGCCATTGCTACAACAGATGAATATGGCCACTACAATACTATGATGAGACAATTTAAATCTGTAGAAGAACGTGTACGTAAAGAAGGTGTTCTTAGCGGAACTGTAGATGGTATGGAGTCTTCTAATGTAGAAGACGGTAGTCTTCAGCCTATGAATGTTGGTTGGGGTAGAACTGCTACAGGAGAACCTACTGCCGCAGGAGTTATGCCCGAGCAAAACTCTATAGTTGATACCTCTAACGCTAATGCTGAATTAGAAACTTGTATTTTTGCTTTGAAACTCTCCGACATTTTCCCTATGTGTCGCAATCTTCAGTTGCCGTTATATTTAATTCAAGAACCAGTATCTATTGAAATCCAATGGCAAGTCCCAGACCGTGGTTATACTTACATTAGAAGTGAGCCAGGAGCGAAGCAAAGTTCTGATAGTGGTTGGAGAGTAGCTACTACTCAAGTAAAATTCTTAGCAGACTATTTGACCTACAGTGATGATAGAATGGCTGAAATGGGCGCTCAAGTTATGTCAGAGCAAGGGCTTCAAATGGCGTATAACGACCTTGTACTTACTTCCACGCAAAGTACTGGTTTAGCTACTAACCCTGCTTCTGGAACAGTACCTGTTAGAACTGATGTTAATAGAGAAATCGGTCTTAGTAGCAGAGTTGTGAAAAGTATTATGTGGTCTGATAGAACCTTACAACCAGCAAATGGAGAGGATAATTTACTAGGCGAGTATCGTTCTGATGCTTACTGTCAGCCTGATGAATTTAACCTTAGAATTAATGATAGACTAATGTTTAACAGACCAGTTATCTCTGAAAGTCAAAAAAATAATTACCTCGCACAAGTAGAAGGCGTTGAAATTCAAGTGAGTTCATGCGAATATTCCCTTGACCAGAATGTTAATCATACTGTTGGCGGTTCGCACGAGCTAACACTTCCCTCATTCCCAGGTACACAAAGTTTAGAACTTATTCCAATCACTCAAGCAGCTATGGGAGGACACGCTCATTATTGCGGAGTAGATTTAGTTCAAAATCCACTCACTGGTTCGGGAACGCAAATAGGTCAAAAACCAGTAGCATTACAAAGAACTATTCATAGAGGACATAGCGATAATGCTACTAAAACTCGTCAAACTCTTATCTGGTCTAAAGTAGAACGTCAATTTGTATTAAAATCTGGAGTTGTTAGCGTAACTGAATAAATTAGATTAAAATAAATATATCAATGTATATTAATATATGAATTCCATAGCAAATAACGACTTATCTATTAAAGAAGTCATACCAGACCCAGATAGAATGGATATAGGTAAGGAAATACATGAAAATTTACCCGATATATCCACTGGAGCATTAGGATTAATGATAGCACCCGTAAAATCGGGAAAATCCACCATCATTACTAATCTATTATTAAACCATAATTTTTACAGAGACTGCTTTGACCAGGTGTATATTATTAGTAATACTATCATGAACGATAACACATCTAGGTTTTTAAAAGAATCTTTCCCAGGTACAATTTATGGTAGCTATAGCGATAAACTAATCCAATCTATTATAGACCAACAAAATTCATTTAAAAATAAAAAAGATAGACCCATTATCGCCATTATTTTAGACGACTTTGTAGGTATAAGTAGGAACTCATTAATTTATAAGCTCAGTTCCAGGTATAGACATTATTCAATTTCGCTGCTATTATTTTCCAGCCAGCAGTTTAAGGAGGTACACCCC